AATTGCAGTGGCACTGGCAAGCCGTCTTGGGGCTGGCGGTAGCGGAAACGGATTAAAACCTCGCCATCGACTTCGCGGGCGCGGTAGGCTTTGGCCTGCATGCCGTAAAAGCCGCCTGGGCCATCGGCATCGGCCACCTTGGCCCATTCGGCAAACAGGGCATCGAACCTTTCGGCCAAGTTGCCTTGGGCCAAGCTGCGTGGGGTGATGCCGGTACCAATGGTGTTGGATACCAGGGCGCGGATAGATTTTGTAACGTAGGGCACGTTTTGCACCAGCGCACGGGAGCGGCTGCGCAGTTCGGCAGCATCGGCCCGGTGGTCGGTGTTGGCACTGGCGCCGGAGCGGCGCGGGGCCCAGCCATCGCGGCGGCTGGCACCTTCGTAAGCGCGTGCGAGTTGGCTGCGGGCCACTGCTCGCAGCAGGCCGGTGCGGGGGCTGACATAGCCAATGAGGCGGTCAAACAATGGGACTTTGGCGGCCATGTTTACAGGCGCTCCCTGCTGGTCGCAAAGTTGAAGTAACCGGTGCGCACGCGGCCACCGGCACGGGCGGCGGCAATGTCGCTGGTGATGGCGGCGCGGGCTTTTAAGAGGTCATCAAGGCTGCGGTAGGTGACTTCACGCCCAGCCACTTTTACGGTAAGTTCGCCACTGGCGATTGCCGTGTTGACGGATTGGAGGTCGGATTCTGTAAATGCCATGCGGGCGACTTTGCCCGCTTGGTTGTCTCAAAACTAGGCAAAACTGAGACTGTTTTATTTTCCGGCTTGCTTGAGCACCCGGTAAACGGTGGCGCGGCTGATGCGCAGGCGGCGGGCCACTTCGCGGGCGTTTCGGCCATTGAATAGGGCCAAAACGTCTTGGGCAATGCGAGTGGAGTCTGTACGGGCTGCCACGTATTGGCGCGAGCCCTTGAAGTGGCTGCGCACGGCCTGCTCCAAGTCTGCGCGCTGGGGCGCTAAGTGCGGGTGGTGCTCGCAAAGCAAATCAAACAAGCTCGTTACAAAGTCGGGATCGGCCGGGGCGGCTCGTTGGCCTTGCTTGGGGCGGGCGGCCTGGGGTTGGGGTTGGGGTTGCCCTTGGCCGGCTTGGGGGACTAGCTGCATTTGGGTTTGGGTGTCGTCTATTGTCATTTTGCGGTGCGTAGGGCGTTTTGCAGGGCTTGATCGAAATGAGGGCCAAAGCTGGTATCGGCCACGCGCTGGGCCAGCGCGGGGAAATCAAACCGGGCTTTGTAGGTGACTTTTTTGGTTTCAAACACTATGATGGGCACCAGCTTGCCGGGCGAACCAGGGGACGGGCCGGGTTCGCGGCGCCAGATACCCATGGGCGCGTTTTGAAAGCGTTTCCCTTCGGGTTTTCCGACGAACAGTTGAATGGCTGGGCCCCCCTTTGTTTGGGCGCTGTTGATACGCTTGGCCAAGGCCTTGCCTAGGGAGCCATCTTTGGCCCCTGCCTTGAGTTTGGCAATGGTTCCCCGTGGAATGTTTCCGAAGGCGTTGAGTTGGATGTTTCCCGGCAGTCGAATGCCAGAATCGCGGGGGTTATAGACTCCGCCCGCAATTTGAAGGCCCATGTATCGGGCCTGCCGGTCTTTGAAGCCCACATAGGCTTCGAGGGTATCTTTTCGCGCGGGCGTGACAAAGGTACCGCGCTTGGTGAAGTCGGTTGGGCGGTCTAGGTCTTTTTCAAGCTGGGCCGGGATGGCGGCCTGCACGTCTTTGGCGGTGCGCGTGAGGGCCACGGCACCGGCGTAGCGTACTTGCTTGCGCAAGTCGCCCATAAACCTAGACACCTCGTGAAAATTGCTTTTGATGGTGACTTGCATTTTTACCACTGCCTTGGTCGAGTTGAGGGTGTTGGCCTGCGCTGCGAGGCGTTGGCCGGTGGGTCTTGCTGCGCCTGGGGCGCCGCGCTTGCCTCAGGTTGGCCGGTGCCGGGGCCTTGCAGTCGGGCGGCCATAGCATCCCATTCGGGGTTGGTGCGGCGGTGCAGGCGTAGTTCGGGGTGGTGGGCGGCTGCGTAGGCGTAACCCCAGGTGTCTAGCGGCTCATTGCGGGCACCGCGGCGCTTCTCAAAGCGGTTTTTGGCGGGGTTGTAGGTTTCACTGACTAGGCCGGCAAAGTATTCGGGGGCAAGTTGGTCAGAAAAGTGGGTGAGCCGCTCTTCTTCGGGCTTTTCGGCATCGGTGCTTAAGCGGCCATAAAGCCAATGCTTGACGTTCACGGTTCCCACTTGGTAGGTGAACACACCGCGCTTGTCGATTTGGCCGCGCCAGTTCACGTCTGCAGCCTTGGGCTTGCCCAGCACCACGGCGTTGTTTTGTACGGCGCCGAAGATGGCCATGGGCCGCTTGATGCGCTTGTCTCTCACGTAGGCTTTTACCGCTTCGGTGCGGTGGCCGCCCATGTCGATGGCAACGGACTCGACGCGCAGCGTGTGCCCGCTGGCGTGGGTGATGGGGCGATTGACCAATTCTGTGAGGGAAGCCCAAACGGTTTCGTCTGCTGGGTCGCCCATGAGCTCGATGTAATCGAGCACCCAAAAGCGCATGCCCTTGCCCCAGCCCACAGTTTGAACAGCCAAGCGGTTGTCTTGGGTATCGACCCCAACGGTGATGATGAGTACACCTTCGGGGGCTTCGCGCAGCGGGTAGGGCTGGGCGCGTTCGGCAATGGCGTTGTGCTTGATGTTACGCATGGCCGGGTCTTCATAGCACTGGGCCAAGCGGTCATTGATGAAGGTCTTGAGCTTGGCCGGGTCGCCCTGGGCGTCTTGCCACATTTCGACCAGATCGGCCCAGCGGGGGCCAAGGCCGATTTGGTAATACAGGGCATTGATGGTGTAGCCGCGCATTTTGGCGCCGGGGTTTTCGGGCACCCACTTGCCGGCCGCAATCATGGCGGTTTTGTGGTGCTCTTCAATCACGGCGCCACATTCGCGGCACACGTAGCCTAGGCCCGGGTACGCACCATTGATTTTTTGGCCGAAGCGCAAGCCCGACCACTCCAAGGGCTGTTCATGGCCGCAATGCGGGCATGGGAGGTAGTACCGGCGCTGGTCGCTTTTGTCGTACAGAGCCTGAATGCGGCTAAGGCCCACGATGCTGGGGGTGCTGATGTACAGGCGCTTGGAGGTGCCGGGGAATGCACTGGTGCGGCCATTGAGCATTTCCACCGGGTCGTCGCCTGTGGTGAGGCTTTGGGCGAATTCGTCTAATTCGTCCACCAACAGGGTGCGCACGGTGGTGGATTTGAGGCGCTGGGGGCTGCCAGCGTGCTCAATGAAAAGCTGGCCGCCAGCGAAGTCTTTGAACTCGCGGCGATTGGCGCCATCGCGGCTGGCGGTGCTGGACAGCGTTTCCCGCACTGCGGGGGATTCCTCAATCATGGGGTTGAGCTTTTGGGCTACCCACTTTTGCATGGAGACCTCACCAGGCAGGCACACCATGATCGGGCCGGGGTTGTGGTCCATGGTGTAACCCAAGGTGTTGACGGCCACTTCGGTTTTGCCAAACTGGATGGGGAACTGCAAAACCACATCGCGCACAGGGCTGCGCGAACTCATGGCGTCCATGGGCTCCTGCAGGGGCGGGTTGTTGCTGGTTTTCCACTGCCCTACTTTGGCGCTGCCCTTGGTGGAAAGGCGCCGGTGCAGGTCGGACCACTGGCTGACGGTGAGGGGCTTGCGTGGCGCAAGGGCCCGGGCAATGGCTTCATGCGTTACCTTACCGGCCACGGCATAGGCGGCCGGGCTTGGCAATTGGGCGGCGCCGGTGGCCATGTCCATCAGGCGGGGCCCCCTACAGCTTGGTTTGCGCTGGCACCTGATTGGCTGGCCAGCTTGGCGAAGTGGTGAGACATTTCCGACAGGGCGGCTTCGATTTCGTTGGCTAGCGTGGCCTTGATTTGGTTTTCATCTAAAACGGCGGCAAGCGTTGGGGCTAGGTTGTCGGGCAACTGCTCCAAGCGTGAGCGCAGGCTGGTGGCCGCAGCGGCAACGATGAGGCGCACTTTATCGGCCTTCATGAGTTGGCCGCAGCGCTCCTCATAGTCGAGCCGGGCCGTTTCGGCTTGGTAGTGGGCTTTGCGGTCGTTGGCGTCCATGAACACCTGGGTGGGAGCGGCGGCACGCTCAGGGGCTCCCACCGTGGAGGCCAGGATGGCCCGCGTAGCGGTGGCATCCACACTGCCATCGGGGTGCAGCACCAATCGCCCTTGGTGGCCAAGGGCGGTGATGTAGCTTTTGCCCACACCCAGTTCTTTGGCGAACTGGGTGCGGGTTAGGCCTGTGAGCGGCTTTTTTGGTTCAGTCATTTACTTGTAAGGCAATAGTCAATTTTTGGGGCCAGCATGAACGGTGGGGACTTCCCACGCAAAAAGGGGCTTTGAATATGGATACCGAAGAATTGAACAAGTACGTTTTTTCCAAAATGGTGATGGAAGCCGCTCATTCGATTCGAACTAAGCGGGTTGGGGCCATGGTCAAAGCGGGGCAAATCGCTCCTGAAGATGGCCGGTCAATTGAACCTAGCAAGAATGAAGTTCACGCAGCTCTAATAAATATTCGGCGCAACAGGAAAGTTGTTTTTGACACTCTTGCAGAACTTCTAGCTGCTGAGACTGCAGGCGATACAAATCATCCAGGGTGATTTCCCTCGCTAGGGGCGGTGGGCCTTTCGGCAGTTCGGTAGGCTTTTCAGGCAAGCTCATGATCTTTCCAATCAATTAAAAAATGGGGTTACGGGTTGTTGAACGGACGCGGGGGACACTTCACTTAGCACCGTTTGCGCCACGTCGATGCACTGGGCCAGGTAGGTGTAGTGGTAACCAAGGTGGCCAGCGGGCACCAAGAAGGTGGATTGCTGGGGGGTTTTGCCTGGGTGGCCGTGGCGTAGGCGCCGGGCCACTAGTTGGCCCAGGGCCTTGGTGGTGGATACGAATGTGCTGAAATGCTGGACGCCTTGGCCTTCGGTGCGGTCGGCCCAGCGTGCGTACAGGCCATAAGCCAGCGTGGTGGTGAGGGGCACCCCCACCAAGCCGGGGTAGTAGCCGCCCTGCACTGCCTGCCAAAAGCGGGCGGTGTGTTGGGTGAGGGCTTCGCTGCCTGCGGCCATGGTGGTGGTACCGGTGCGGCGCCCCTCTTGCGCGGCTTGGGCATCTTCGGCGGTGGTGCCGGTGCGGCGCCCCTCTTGCGCGGCTTGGGCATCTTCGGCGGTGGTGCCCAGCATTTCCAGCATATTGATGCCGGTTTGCGCCTGGGTGATGGCGTTGGCCTTGGCTACAGCCCGCCCGGTGCCCAGCCCCGCGGCACGGCCTGAGCGGATGGAGGCGCGGAAGATGCGGTCTGCGGCCACCTGAATGTCGGCCACATGCGACAGGAACGGCGGGCCACCGGCTGGCGTGGGCTGGGCACCGGGCATGGTGTAGGTGCCGGTTTTGCGCAGGCTGGGCAGGACTTCGTGGGTGACCCAGCGCTTGAAGCGCTTGGCTTCGGGCTTGCGGCTGCCTAGCACTAGGGTGTATAGGCCAGGTTCGTTGATGATGTTGACTTCATCGTTCCCCCTTGATATGCCCTGAATTGAATTCAGGGCTTGCTCATCGGGCTCAAGCCGTA